AGTTTTTTAAAAACGAGATTCCTAAACCGAATTAAAGTTGATAAACGTAGTGTAGAACTAAATCCACATTGGGACACGATTGAGGAAGAATATGATACCGATACAGACCAAAGATTGGAAGAAGCATACGATGGAATAATAGATGAATTAAAAAGGTTAGAGAAAGTACCAAAGATATGGGCATCATCAAAGATATATCAGATGTACGCATTTGATAAGGAGATGACATACGAAAAGATATCAGAAGAAATAGGAATATCCAAATCCACAGCTTATCTTAATTGTAAGAAGGTAAAGAAGCACTTAAAAGATACACTTCCAAATCCATTTAAAAAGGTTGATTAAATATATTTTTATATATGGGTGTTAAAATGTATATACACATTTAAATAATGGCAAATAATGGCAAAATTCGAAGCAGGACATAAGTTAAGTAAAGGCCGTCCTAAAGGAGCTGTGAATCGTTCAACTGAAATGATGAAGGTTAGTATTGCTCGTGCTACCAATAGAGTATTGGATGACCTTCCAAAGATAATGGAAGAAATGATGAAGAAAGACCCAAAGAGTGCGGTTGATTTGGCAATCAAACTATTGGAGTTCCACTTACCTAAGATGAGTAGAGTTGAGATGAAAGCTGAAGTAGAACAAAGAATTCAGCAAATCACTGTAAACATTGCACAAAAGAATATAGATGAGTCAGCTGGAAATTAATACAACGATTACATATCAACATCAAACCGATTCACCATCGCGTATCACTGTACATTATGGTGGAACGAGAAGTGGTAAAACGTATGCACTCCTACAATGGATTATCGTAAAGTGTTTGGAAAGTAAAGAAGATGTTACAATAGTAAGAAAGACAATCCCATCACTTAAGAGAACCTTAATGAAAGATTTTAAGGATATAATGATAGAGATGGGTATATGGAATGATAACGATTTCAACATCTCAGATAGGGTTTATAAGTTCTATACCGATAGCGAAATTAAATTTGTATCAACTGATGACCCGGATAAATTGAGGGGATTAAAGAGTAGCATATTGTGGTTAGACGAGGCGAATGAGATTGATGAGGAATCATTCTTTCAATTACAAATACGTTGTACAGGTCCTATTATCTTATCACTAAACCCTACAATCAGTCCACATCATTGGATTCGTTCATTAGAAAATACAACACAATACTTTACTACATTTAAGAATAATCCATACCTTAATAAAGAGTTGGTAGATGCAATTAAAGCATTAGAAAGAACAAATCCAAAAGCATGGAGAACTTATGGTTTAGGTGAGTTCGTACAAAATGATAAAGCAGTTTTCCAATTCAATGTAATAGATTGGATGCCGGAAGATGCAGAATTTATTTGTATAGGAATAGATTTTGGATTTAGTAATGACCCAACTGCTATCGTATCACTATTTAGAAAGGATAGAGAAATCTATTTGGTTGAGAATTGTTATGAGAGAGGAATGGTAACAAACGATATTGCAAATAAATTACGAAGCGTAATCGGAGATAATCGTTGGGAGATTTGGGCAGATTCAGCAGAACCTCGTCTTATTGAAGAACTATATCGTATGGGATTCAATATAAGACCCGTAGTAAAAGGAAAGGATAGTATTAACTTTGGTATTCAGGTTCTACAAAACTATTCTATAAACATTCCTAAAGCATGTCAGAACTTAGTAAATGAGTTCTATGGATACGAATGGGAAACTGACCGTTTCGGTAGACAACAGGATAGACCTGTGGATTTTAATAATCACCTTATTGATGCAGCCAGGTATGCGGGTATGATGAGGTTATCGCAAGTAGCAACTGCGAAAGGAAAGTATGTTATAAAAGTACGTTAAAAATAAATTATATGGAGAATAATCAAGTAGATTTAGACAACCTCACTAAAGAGGATTTTATGGAAATGGCTAAGTATGTAGCTCATACCGAAGCCCAAAATAGGTTATTATTAGAACAATTAAGAGAGGCAAAAGCGGCTTTGATGGCAACTGTTCAACAAAGAAATTCGTTGAATGCAAAGGTACAAGCGTTGGTGCATGAGAAGATTAATACGGTTGATATATCTGCAATCAAAACTGAAATAGTAACGAATGTGGAATTGACAAACCCTGAAATGTATGCAGTACCTAAAGAGAGATTAGGTCTTTCAGAAAAAGCAGATAGAATATGAGAGTAGATAAATTAATAGCAAATAATCAGCCAAAGGATTGGTTTGAAATAGTGACAATGGAATGTAAAGAATATCCAATCCATAAGGTGGATATAGAAAAAGATGAATTGGTAATGGATATCGGTGCTAACGTTGGTGGATTTTGGAATGCATGGAAACATCGTTTTACTAATTGGCATTTAGTAGAACCATCTGTTTACAATTGTGAACAAATCGTATCCAATGGGTATGATGGTCATTATAGTAGAAATGCAGTTGGTAAAAAGAGTGGAGAGATTGTAAAACTACAAAAGTATTGGTGTGATGATGATAACGATACCCTTTCTGGCAACTTTGGTACACTACAATTTGTTAATGGAGAAAATGGACATGGATGGTATGGAGATTACGAAGAAGTAAGTACTATATCATTTGATGACCTTATAGGAGATAAAGAAATAGGATTACTTAAAATAGATTGTGAAGGAGCTGAATTTGATTTCTTATACAATAAAGATTTAAGCAATATAAAATACATAGTTGGTGAATTCCATAACTTACTATTCCAATACGATGATAGAGGTGTGACATTATTAGAACATATAAGAGAAACACATAATGAAATATATTCAGTAGGAGATGGTATCCATTCACATTACATAAAACTATACAAAAGAAAATAATATGAAACAACAATTAACAATAAACGTACCAAAGGATTGGTCAGCCGTAACATTAGAACAATTCCTTAATCTTAAAAGGGATATGGATGCGTATAAGGATGAACCAGATGCATTAGTAGCATGTCTATTTCATCACTTATGTAAGTTTCCAGTAGAATACCTACAACAATTAGATATTGATACATACATTGCTATAAAGAAGGATATATACGAATTCTTTAATAAGGTAGAATTACCATTAAAAAGATTCATCACAATAGATGGTGTAGAATACGGCTTTGAACCTAACTTGTCACAAATGGCATACGGAGCATACTTGGATATATCAAAGTATGAATCTATGGAAATAAATGCTAAGTGGGCTGAGATAATGAGCATCTTATATAGACCTGTTGTGAAGAAACAAGGTGCGTTATACGATATTGAGCACTATAAGGGTATCATAGATTCTGATAAATTCCTAAAAGTAGGAATGGATGCACATTGGGGAGCAATTTTTTTTTTCAAAGGTTTGTTAGCGGACTTGCAAAACTCTATCCTGAAATCTTCGAAGATGGAATCGGCGGAGATACCACACAGCATCAAATCAATTTTGCAAAAAAATGGAAAAGCTATACATCCATTATCCAACTCGCTAACGGAGATATTACTAAAATAGATGAGGTAGTACAATTACCTTTAGAAAAGTGTTTATTATTCTTATGTTATCAGTCAGATAAAGCACAAACTGAAGAATTGGTACACAAACAGATGTTAAAGAAGATACAGCATTCTTAATGTATTATTTTTCTTTCCTTAGTTGTTAAAAGATAAAGTAATCTTATGAAACTGAAGACATCCTATGTTCCTACACCAAAGTTTGAAGCAACTCCATCGTTGAGTTCTCCACGCAAAGGTAACAGAATGGGTTGTTTATGTAGAAATAAAAATACATACTCAACTAAGTGCTGTGATAAAACAATAGGTGCACAAGGAATAGGATTAATCTATAAAAAATCATAACATGCCAACACCAGCGTATCGTCAAAATCAGAGAAAGAATTCAGGTGTGTACTTTGGAGCAACTAGAGGTAGAGCAACAGGACATACAAAACGTAGAGGATGTTTATGTGTAGATAGTGATACCTATACAACTGAATGTTGTGAAGGGGCTTTACAAAATCAAACTATTGGACAAACACAAAGAGCACCAATTCAAAGAGGAGCTTTCAGTAGTGGATTCAGTAGTGGATTTGATATAGGAAATATATAAAAATATAAATATATACGAGATGTCTCAATTAAATAAAACACAATTAGAAAGTGTAAACCAAACTAACTTCCCCAACAATAATACGGGCTTTATTACTCCTACAAAGTTAAGAGAGTTTAATACCGATATGATTGATTCGTTGGTGGACGAAGGTACTTACAATACGGATTCAGCATCCATTGTAACTCATTTAGATTCACTACAAGCTGAAGTAGATAACTTAGTATTATCTGGTAGTGGTGTGGTAATTCAAGAAGAAGGTATAACACAAGGTACAGCAACACTATTAAACTTTGTTGGTGCTAGTGTAACTGCATCAGTATTTGGAGGTAATGCAACAATTACTGTAAATGCAACACAAACTGATTTAAGTGGATTAAACCAATTCTCACAATCAATTAACCTTTATACTGGTTCAATCAATCAGTTTACACAATCTATTAATCAATATACTGCATCAAATAATACATTTAGTGCAAGTGTGGCTAATGAGATTAATAGTTTGCAAGACCGTACAGGTTCATACGCAACAACTGGAAGTAATACATTTAGAGGAAACCAAATAATCAGCGCAAGTAACTATTTGCAAGTTGATAAAATACAATCCAATGGTGGTGTATTAACAATTGAAACTCCATTAACTGATTTAGTAATAAGTGGAAGTGTTGTAGTATCAAACGCATATTCAATTACTACTGGTCCTGGTGGATTTATTCAAACTGAAAAAATAAAAGGTTTAGGTAGTAGTGCCGTACAAATAGGTGATAGTTCATCAAATGGTGGAGGACAAGTAAATGGTAATTTAGGTATTACAGGTAGTTTAAGTGTTAGCGGTGATATTACTGCATCTAAGTTGTTGGTACAAATTGAGACAGCATCAATAATTTATTCATCAGG